ATATACTTCGTTTACTTTTTCGATAGTTAGATTAGCCATAACCAGCTTGGAATTTCAAAAATTCAATTGAGTTTTTTATCTGATACGTTCTATTAGATATCTGTTTTAGAATACTTTCAATATAATTAATCATTACATCATAGTATTCAATCTTCATACTGGATGTAGAGAGTTTCTCATCAGCATCAAGATATTTGTTCATAGCATCTTTATCCCTAACTTTTTTAGGAAAAGGATTTTGAACATAGACATCTGGATCTGCTTTGCCAGAATAATATTCGTATCGTTCGTGCCTAATATTTTTTCTTTGTTGTTCTGCTTTTGCTTTTAGTAATACTAGATTGTTTAGAATATCGTAGTATTTTGCGTGAAGGACTGGAATCTTTAGTGATTCTTCATGTAGGTTATCAATATCGATTTGAGAATCTTTATCCCACATCGATTTAATCATTGTAATGTCAAGAGTCATACGGGTTTGTTGTATTCGTCAGTTATATCGTATATACTATACTTGAAAGTTACGTTTGCTGTAAAGTATTGAATATCAGTATTCGTTGCGTCGAAGTTAATATCTGATAGAGAAATTGGGAACATATCTCTAAACTTTACATTATACTGAATATTTTCAGAACTTGTTAAGATTTGAAGAGTGCCATCCGAATACAAATTCATTGTATTCTCTGTGAATGGTTTTCCAGTTAGATTATTTTCTTGCTGGAATTCATAGATCTCATTTAGTGAGTCTGGGAAACCTAGACCTCTAATCCAGTTCTGAATTTCAAGATAGTTTTGTAGATCTTCATCTACCAAAAACCTCAGTTCAAAATCATTGAAGTCCATCATATCACCTGGAACAGGAATCATTCTCAGGTAAGAAGACTGTTCTGCAATACCTAGAGAAACACCTGGTAGGTTTACAGAGTTTGTAAAAAACGCAAGTTTGGGTGCTCTCGCAAGAGTAAACTTGAACCCTACGGGAGACAGAAAATTTCTATTCTGTATCTGCCTTTTGTATGCGTTGGACATGATCTAAGATCTTTGATATTCTATTTATCACTCCAGTCCCATCAAGTATTCTCCAAGTGCTTGTCTTAATTCTTCTGATGTTAAACCTGGTTCTTCCTTCAAATATTGCTCCAAAACATATACACAATGATTCTTGATTGCATCGTCACTAGACCATGACAGTCTCTCATTGACGATATCTCTTGGTGTTTTTAGCATTCTACTAAAACGATTGTTCTTATTTATGGGCATAAAAAAAGGGACCCGAAGGTCCCTTGAAGAATTGTGAATCCGATGGATCACATTAGGTTCTTAACAGTTACACGTCTGTAGTAACGGTTGGAGTTGGTGGTTAGTCCACCGAGACCCTGGTTGGTGCCTTCTGCGAATGGGTTAGCAACTAGACCATAACGGGTCTTGAAGCCAATCTTAGGCTGGAAGGTGTTCTCACCGACTGCACGTACCATCTGGAGAGGTACATATGGGCAGTAGAAGAGACCTGCGTCATAAGGAGAAGTACCCTTATAACCTGCAACGTAATACTGGTTAGCAGCATTGTTTGCAGAATATGGATCGATGTATACACGGAACTTACCGAGTAGAGTACCAGCAAAGGTGTTGCCAGTGTCATCGACGTTGAGGTTTGCGTTGAGTGCTGGGGTGTAGTCTAGAACACCAGCCATTGCTAGTGCAGAAGCAACGTCTGCAGAGCACATGATGATGTTGCCCTTTCCTCTACGAGTTCTTTGTGCAATCTGGTTCGCATCTCTTTCGATTTGGAACAGAAGACCCTTGAACTTCTCAACAGACCAACGACCGTTGGAGTCGATGTCTAGGTCGAACTCACCAGCAGTTGCGGTGTTGACGGTAGCACCTTGCTCAGCAACCTTGTAGATGGTTCTGATGACTTCACGGTTGATCTCAGCAAGAATCTCAGTAGAGAGAATGTTTGCGAGCTCAGCCTCGGCATTCAGACCGTGGATTGCCTTGATGTCTTGTGCTAGTTCTAGGGAGTATTCTGCCTTGAGTGCTCTGGACTTTGCAGTCACAGTAACTTTCTCAATGCTGAATGCCATCTCGTTGAACTGATCAGAGACGCCGAGATTTTCAGCATCGTCAGTTCTCATGCCCTGACCAACGTTGTATGCTAGTTCGTCAGCACTTGCAGTTGGGTTAAGAACACCAGGATTGCTACCAGCTTGTGCGGTAGTACCCATACCAGATGCAGCACCAGACATTCCGTTGGTGTTGTCGAATCCAGAATCCTGTCCAGCGAATGCAGTATCTGCTTCGTTGAACAGTGCTTCGGTTCCGCTCTGGTTGGTGTAGCGGGAACGCATTGCGAAGATGAGTCCAGTAGGACCACTCATTGGTTGAACACCTGCGAGGTCATATGCGACCAGGTTAGGCATAGAACGTCTGATTAAGGAAATCAGAACTGGGTCGAAACCTGCGGTAGGACCACCAGGTGCGGATCCACCTTGGAATCCATCAGCACCAACTGCGTTGGTTGGTGCCTCAGCAAGGAAGGAGCCAGAGTTGTTGAATGCACTCTGCTCTCTTAGGAATTTTTCTTGGTTTTCTAGCAGGACTGCGGTAACTGCTCTCTTATGGGAATCTTGAATATTTTCAAGACCCTGATGGTCGAGAACGGGTGCCCACTTCTCCTGCAACTGCTCGGAATTGAACATTGCGGTTTACCTATAAAGTGTTTGTTTGGGTTTGATTAATATTGAAATCAGTTTCTAGCAAATGAAGAGAGTGTCTTCAGGTATGCTGCCATTGAACCAGTAACTTCTGCTGGAGCAGGGTCTGCACCTTCAGATAGTGTCTCAGTATTTGCCTTTGGAGTTGCCTTAGTAGAGAAATAAGACTCTTTGAGCATCTCCAGTTTGTCACGATATTGTTCTTCACTTTCAAACTCTACACTTTCAGCAAGTGAAGCGAGCTTTTCCTTCTGTGTCTCGGCAAGACCACCAGAAACTTGATCAAGAATACCCTCAGCTACTGCCTCTGCGAGACGGGAGTTTAGGGAAACATTCTTCTCAATTTGCTCGTTGAGTTTAGTCTCCATTTCATCAAGTTTTTCTACCATGCTATCAACTACATTATACTTTTCTTCAGGGATGGATACATAATGTGCTTCAAAAAGGTCCTTCATACCAGTCATGAAGGATTCAGTCATTTCAGTCTTGAGTGCGTGCTCGATTGCGAGTTGATTCTCGGAGAACCACTCATCGGCAACATACTCAAGGTAAGAATCGGTACGATCCTTTAGACCTTCTTTAATTACTTCTACTTCTTCGAGTAGTTTTTCTTCGTATTGTGCTTCTAGTTCTTCTTTGATAGTTGCAACCTTTGCATTGATTGCTGCTTCAAAGATAGTACGTGCTTTTTCTTGGAATTCTTCGGAGAGTTCCTCACCTTGGAGAAGTGCATTTACATCTTCTTCCATATCATATTCAACTGCCTCTTCTTCGACAACTTCTTCCTCAGTAGTTTCTTCTTCAGCAACTACTTCTTCGGTAGATTCTTCTTCTTCAGATACTACTTCTTCTTCGGTAGTTTCTTCTTCAGCAACCACTTCATCAGTGATTTCCTCTTCTTCCTTCATGCCTTTTGGCATTGCATCTGCTTTACCAGCAGACTTAGTAACAACATCTCTAACTTGCTTGAGTGTTGCAGCTGGTTCCTTGAGTTTTGCTGAATCGTCGTCAGACTTATAATTCTCGGGGGTGGGACCACCAAGATCTTCTACAGAAGCAAGTTGTGTTCCAGGATCTGCCATTGTTGGCATTGGATCTGCAGCAGCAGCTCCAGCATTAACAGCAGTTTTGGATTGCTTAGTGCCTGCTTCCATTTCCTGTAAATTGTTGTCACTAGACATTTGTAACTCTCCGTTTATCTTTTAGTTTAGATTAACTATATTTATTTATAAATTAAAATGTTTTATGTAAGTACTGCTACTTACAAATATAAGTACTGCTACTTACAGTGTATTCAAGAAATCGTTGAATAGACCTAACTTATGTTCGTCAAGTCTTTTCTGATCGACTAAAGTATTGATTCTACGTGCAGTTTGCTCAGCAATTCTTTCACGAAGAACACCACCTTCCCATACCCATTCTTTGCCTTCCATAATTCCCTGAACAAAAGCATCAGGTGCAGATGGATCTGCCACAATATCTGCAGCAGTTGCAAGCATGAAGTCTTCACCGACTTCTGAATACCCTTCCTTAGTTGGACGGAGAGAACCAATACCTCTGGATGAAACACCGAGACATACACCTTCTTTTAGAAGTGACTCGGCAATTTTACCCATTGGGGTTGATAAGATCTGTGCCTTACCGATAAAGTCATTTCCCTTTTGCTCAAGAGAAACGATTTTATGTGAAACTCGATCGAGATTGATAGTTGGACCATCAGGGTGACCTAGTTCACCTAAAGCACGACCTTTTGAAATGTGTTCATCGGTATATCTCTTTACCTCACGTTCCATTACGTTACGACGATAAACTCTGCCGTTACGATTTTGTTGTTCGGTCTGTAGGAAAGGTCCCTGTATATATAAGAGTTTCTTACCGTTTTTTTCTTCGGTAATAACCTCTACCTTTTCTATCTCCTCTCTAATTAGTTTCATTGTGAAAACGTGACTTTATTTATTATTTATAAATTTAAGATGGGATAAAAGGATCATCAGTCTTACTACCATCAGTATAGTATGCTAACCAGGCTA